CAGCTTCTGCTAACACTGGGTGTGTTGCACCACTAGCTCCTTGAAATGGTTCTGTTCTGTTTTCGTATTTAAATCCTAAAAGATCTAAACCTTGTGTGTAAGATCTCTCCCAATCTTTTCTAGAAGATTTATAATCCATAAAATTTTGAACCATTTCATTTCCAATAGGTTCTAAATTATCTTCTGGTAAAATATCTGCTAAGTTATCGAAGTGATCTTCTGTTCCAGGTACATTTATAGCTCCTGGTTCAAAGTCTAAAGTTACTCCACCATCTTCTTCTGGTATGACCTCTACAGGTCCTTTTTCTACAACCTCCTCTTTAACATCAACCTGTAGCTCATCCTCACTTGGAATATTTACTTCAGTACGTGTGTTACTAGGGAGTCCTTTGTCTATTTCTGCCATATATTACTCCATCATTCTTGTAGCATAGTTTCTGAGAGAAGCCAAGCCTTCTGAGTTTGGTCCTCTTTCTGGTGGAGGCCCTGAAGAAACACCAGCTTCTTTTGCAATACCACCGCCTGCAAATAATTTTTTTATTTTACCAAAAGGTCCAGGTAATGGTGTTATATCTATTATATCTTTTATAGGTATAGCAGATAATCTTTTTAAACCTGGAACCTCATCTATTAATTTTTGAATAGTGCTTTGTTTTTTTCCAAACTCTTTTCTTTCAGGTGTTGTCATATCTGTTTTAAAAACTTTTGTATCTCCAGATAAACCTGAAAACGTTTTAGCTTTATCTACACCTTTTAATAAAAAATTACCATCTTCACTTACTTTAAAATACCCAAGAGTCCCTTTTAATTCATTAGGCAACATTTTATTTGCCTCTTTAGATAATTTTGCTGCCTTTGCATTTTCTATTTCTAATAACTTTTTATAATTTTTTGGTTTTTCATTAATTAATTTTTCTTGTCGTTCAGCAATTTTTCTAATTTCTAAATCGTATCCCTCTGCAGCTCTGTTAACAGATGACTGTAAGGGTCCAGTGTTTGCAGTAGAAACTAAAAAACTTTTTAATTTAGGAGCAAAGTGTGCAAAGTTATTTATTTTATCCATGCTGATAGCAGAACCTTGAGCTCCTTTTATAAACTCTGATTGTTTTATATTTTGTGTTGTTCTCTTATCTACTTTTACTTTTTTACCAAAATTTTTAAAGTTTAATCCTTTTCTTTCTGTTTCTTTTCTAGTTAAAATTTTTTCGTTTCTAAAATCTTTTCTTGTATAGTCTTTGTATTTTGGATCATCTATTATTTTTTGTATCTCTGCATCAGTTCTTAACGTATGTTGATTTTTACCAGTTGGGTTTCTATTAAAATCTTTTGATGTTCCATCTTTAAATCCTGGACGCGTAAGGTACGCCATCATCTGTCTGTATTCAGATACTTTCATTATTCACCTAACATATAAGCAAGACCACCGGCTGCTTTTTTAATTGGTGGTGCAGATTTTTTAGCCTCTTCTATAATTTCTTTTTGAATTGTTTCTTCAATAGCATCAGCTCCTGCTTCTGTCCCATCCATGTCAAACTCTATTTTGTACTCTTCATACTCGGCACCTTCGTCTATAAATTTTTGTGTGTCTGGATCAACGTCTTTTTTAGGCGCCTTATATTCCATAACCGATCTATCATTTATAGTGTCAAAAGATTTATCACCATAATTTCCAACACCCATTTTATCTTTTACAATCTGTGCATCACCAGTTACAATATCTTCTGTTAAGGTATACTCATCACCATTCTTACCTGTGTAAGAATATTCATCTACTTTATCCGATGGTCCTACTTTTGATTTTTTTCCAAAAGCTTTTATTTTTGTAACAAGGTCAAAGAAATAAGTTGGGGCTTCAGAAACTTTTGTTGAAAAATTTTCCATAACTTTTTGTGCTGCAGGTGCAGCAGGTTTTGCAAATTTTAAAAACTTACCAACAATTGGTAGTGATGCAAGACCACCCATAATTTTTAAAAACTTTCTTCTATCCATACCATCTTTTAATCCAACACGACCCCCTTCGTTAAATCCAAGAAATGGCATTAAAGATTCTCCAACGCTGAGAAGTTCCATTGAATTAAGAGTAGATAAAATAGGATGTTTTCTATTTGCAAATATACTTTGAAAGATTCCACCATCTGGAGTTAATCCTTCCATCATTCTAGCCAAGAGGCCTTTTTTAAAACCAACACGTCCACCACCTGCTAAAGATTCTAAACCTTTTCTAAACTCTGGACCAACTGTTGGCATTGGAACAGGTTTTATGTTTCTCTCATTCTCAGGCAGTGACTCCTTAAATTTTTCTAAAAGTTTTCTAAGTCTTTCTTGTCTCTTCTTCTCTTGAATTTTCATAGTCTCCGCTATCATTTTCTGTTCTTCGGTCATGTTATCGAAGTCAGGACTTATAAGAAAACCATCTTTTTTCATTGGAAAAAGTAAGCCATCTTGAGTAACACCCTCTTTTAAACCAACTCTACCGCCGCCTGCAAATTTCTTTTTAAATAATATATTAAAATCTCCTCCTGCATCTAAGCCACCTTCAATAAGAGTGTTGTCTCCAATTTCTTTTTTATATTTTAATTCTGGATTTAATTTTTTTTCTTTTATTAAATTTTCAATATCTTGAATAATTTTAAAATTAGTGAGTTCGTCTCCAAGTTGATCTGCATATTCTAAACCAACATCACCACCAAGAACTGGTTTAATCTTTTTACTCATTCCAACTATTTTTGAAAGAATAGCCGGAGACAAAGAAGTTATACCTGTTTGATCAAAAGAAGTTCTTCCTCCAAATACAGGAGACTCAACCTCTCCTCCTCCTCCTATAATTTTATTTTTTGTTGTAGTGTCTACAAAGTTATCTCCTCCTGGGGGACCATCATCTCTACTTGGAGATGTTGAAACTGATTTTGCTGCTGCTGAAGGGGCACTATACTCTCTACCTGAAACATCTTTACCTTCACCGGAACCTATTCTTAAACCTATACGGCCACCCTCTGCTTTTTCCTCTGGATCACGGTCAACGTCTTTATCTTTTTGAATATCTTGCATTTGTTTTAAAAGTTTTTTAATTCTCTCCATTCTTTCTTCAATAGAAAGTGCAATACCAGGTATACCGTCATCATTACCATTTCCCTCTTTAAAACCAATACGTCCACCCTCTGCTTTCTTATCTTTTTTAGAAAGATTTTTTAGTGGATCTCTAGGATTGAAAGGTCTACCTTCATCATCAAATTTCATTTTGACTACAGTGTTATCAAAGTCAGGATTTTTTGGGTCCACAGGTTTTTTAGGTTTATAAATACTATCTATTTGAGATTTCATGAGGTCGGTTAACTCACCAAACTCTCTTTGTGCAAAATCTAAAACTTGTTCTTTCTTCATGCCCATGCCGGCAAGGTTACGTGCTGCGTTTAAAAAAACTAAAAATGGATTCATTATTTTTTCGTAAATATTTTGTAGCCTTTTTTAACGGCTGCATTATCAAGTGGTTTGTTTTTATAAGAATTAATTAATTTTTTAAATTCTTGTTTTGCTTTTTCCATTTCTGGATCTATACTTATTTTTCTAATAGGTGATTTGCTGCCCGTATTAAATTTTTTTCTCATTAGTAATACACTCTTGTAGGTTTCTCTGCCTTTTCATCTACGTAATCTTCAGGATGATCGATCAGACCGCCCTGCCTGAATCGCATAATCGCTTGTGTCGTAGAATCCACAAGGTCATCATGATCGCCATATGGAAACGCTGCGCACTCCTCTATGACTTCCTCAGCGAATTTTTGCTCAGGAGCCCATATCATACCAGATTCAAACAAAGGTGCAACAGCATTTACACGTGCATGCTTGTCGTTTCCTTTTGACGGACTAAAGTTGACAACCGGTATATCCATCTTTCTTAACTCGTATGTAAGTGGCAAACCAGATGCTTTTGCCTCAACAATAACAGTTTCTGGCTTCCAGTAATCGTATTGTTCAAGGGCCAATCTCCGTAACTCAGGGAACTCGTACCTACCTTTGATGGCATCAAGAAGTATGAGATTAGCCCCTTCATCCTCACTAGGATACCAAATACCCCATGTGGTAATAGCTGAATAGTCTGCAGTTTCTTTTTTTAGAAAAGCTGTATCGTAAGATTGTATGACGTGTTGTAGCTGTGGAATATCTTCATCGGTATAAGTTCTCCACCATTCACGTTTTAATATAGCTCCTTCTTCTGCTGTTGGGTTCTGCATCCATTGTGCATTCCATTTAGCAACAGGCAGTGTTGCTTTTACTTTTTCTAATTCGTCTTGCTTCCAATACTCAGGCCACACTGGTCCGTGTTCCATGATTGCCGGAAATTCGACCACGTGCCATTGATCAGCTTTTGGTTCACTCTGGTTCTTGACCAGCATACCTGTTAAATCTTTTGTGCTCCATCTAGTCATGACCAAAACTATTTTACCACCTGGTTGCAAACGCTGACGTGGACCTGATGTATACCACTCGTATGCTCCCTCTAATGCAGTCTTGGACATTGCGTCTTGTTCAGAATGTGGATCATCAATTATCAGGAGGTCCGCACCCCTTCCTGTAATTGCACCACCGACACCGGCAGCAAAGTATTCACCACCATCTGAGGTTTCCCATCGCCCTGCTGCTTTGGAGTCTTCTTGTAATCTTGTTTTAAAAATTTTTGTATAATCTTCTGAGTCAATTAAATTTTTTGCTTTACGTCCAAAACGTATCGCTAGTTCTGCTGTGTGTGTTGCTTGTATGATCTTGAGTTTTGGATTACGGCCCACCATCCATGCTGGTAGCAAGTATGATGCAAATTCTGATTTAGTATGTCTTGGAGGCATATTAACTATCAAA